TGTTTCGCACTAACGCTTTTCGGCTAGTTCGATCATTCGACGCGCCAACGCAACCGGCATGCCGGGTGTGTTGTCTGCATCATCGGTTTCATCAATCGCACGCACCTGTGTGCCTGCGGTTGCAGGATATGCCGGGAAGCCGGTGACGATGGACGTTTCCACTAGCATGATTTCTCGCAGTTCACGACTGCTGCCATCTTCGGACCATGCATCGCCGCCGGTTGGAATTGAAAATCCAAACGACATTGAATGCACAACACCGGCATCAATGAGGGTTGCGAGGTCGCGCGCTGCGGTTGTATCCGGCAGTGTCGCCTCAACTTTCAAACCACGTTCATCCTCATACAAACGCATGCTGCCGTTGCGCGTAGTCGCAAGGGGTTGGCCCATGTCATGGTTGATGAATAAGCGAACTTCACGCCCGCTGTTCAGTGAACGGCGAAACGCACCGGGTGCAATTGTTTCAATGAACGGCAACGGTTCCGATGGTGAATTGAACACGGCTGCGTATCCGCTGAATTGAATGGGTGCATCACTGCTGCCATCAATGGCACGCAGTTCCAACCCACCAACTTCGACACTGCGGAATTCAACATCACGCCCACCCACACGGCGGTTCTCAATTTCAAGTGTTGAATAGCGGACAGTTGCCAGTTCATCCATTGGTTCATCAACCATTGGTTCATCATTCATTGCAGGTTCCATTTCAGTAGGCACCGGAACATCAACCGGTGTTCCAATCAAATCCCCTGCGATGATCCAGCGTTTGCAAATCCCTGACGGTGCAATCACACCATCAACGATTTCACAGGCGTTGCCGCCTTCAAAAAATACGCAACTGCTGCACACCATGCCATCATCAGCAAACGGTGATTGCGCAACATAGTGCGCACCATCAGGGCCAATGCCCTGATCATATTTGCCGAACAGTTCAACCAATGATTCATCATTGTCATACTGTGCAACCTGTCGCGGTGTCAGCGGATAAACGCCTTCACCGTTTCGTGTTTCGGTTTCCATGTCTGTCCTTGAATCATCAGCGGTGACCTGTTGCATGATTGTTTTGGCGCGTGAATAACCTGCATCACCACCCCACAATGCCCATGCAATGCGGCCATTGGACGGGTAGCCGGGTTCATCCGGTCCCCACCCTTCACCTTGTTTGTCGATTTCGTGCCGGTCAAAATAGGCTTTGATCCTGCGCCATGTATCAATTGGCAGATCACGGCGGTTCACAATGTCACGCGCACGGGCAATGCCAATTGCAGTGCCGCCGCGGTTGTGTTCGCGTCGCCAGTCCAAACCGCGTTGCGCTTCATCAACCATGCCATCAGTTGGCGGGTATGAATCCAACGCACGCTGATACTCACCCTCAGTTGCAATTTCTAATGCAACCAAATGTGCCTGTGCTTCATCCATAGTTGGGTGACATCCACCGGGCACAGGTGTGGTTTCATTTTCTTTCACTACTGCGAACCCATCGCAACCATCTGCGTTTTCACTGATTGTGTACGGCATCAGTTCATTCCGGTGGGTTGGCATCAACGCCTGATGGATCGGTTGGTGTACTCATGGGCGCACCGGGCAACGCCATGACGAATTCATCGCCACCTGTGTACGGTTCACGGCCTTCATTGGCGCGCGCCTCATTGGGTGTGAGAATGCCCGACATGATGCCAACCTGATATGCACGCAACCGGGTGATTTGATCGGCACGCAAGAACCCTGCCGTGTCAAACACAATTTCATTTGGTTCAGGCATCAACGTTGACAATGCCATTTCAATGCGTTTCAACCACGGCAACAATGTGTAGGTGACAAAGTGAATGCCTGCTGATTCGGTGTTTTGATATGTCTGCGAATCACCGCGCGCACCAATCATGTATGCGGGGACACGGAAGATACGGGCAACCTGTGCAATCTGTTCCGCGCGTGTTTCGTTCATTTGCGAATCGGCAGCGGAAGTTTGAATTGGTTTCCATTTCATACCACCGGTCAGCACTGCCGGTTTGCGGCGACGGCGGTTCTGTGTTTCCCATGTGGCCTGCAACACACGCGCCTGTTCGGCGGTCATGTCGCCATCAACTTCCAACACGGATGACGGGGTTGCCCCTTCACCGTAGAACTGTGACAAATGGCGTTCCATCGCCAACGCCAAACCAATAGTGGTTTTTTGCATCTCAATTGGTGACAAACCTTTTGCCGCCTGCGGTGGTGTCCACCAACGCAAATGCAGCATGTTGTCTGCCGGAATGGTGAAACCGCCGGTGGTGTAGTACCGCTGACGATTCACAATCGTCACCTGCACATCCTGTGGGTGCAACGGTTGCACTGACACCGGCATTGATGTAGCAGATTCGCGATCAATGAAAATGTAGGCGTTGCCATGCAATGCCAGTGATGTCACGATCATGTGCATCAGTTCATATTGTGTGACTGTTGAACTGTTGGAAAGCCACGCCGGGATTTGCACGCGTTCATTGCGGTCACCAACATGTTTGATTGCACGCACCGGTAACGATGCAACAGAATCGGCAAGCAATGAAACACACGCCAACACTGCGGTGACTTCTAACGCATTGGATTCACTGACGTTTTCACCGGACCAGTTCGGGCCGGGAATCCAGTTTGAAGTTTTGATTGGGTCAGGTGCCAACAATGCACGCTTTGAAAAGAGACTCATCTAGTGGCCACCAAGTAACAGGCACCGATCAGCAGCACACCGGCAGTGATCAATGCAAACGAAATGCCGAACGCCAACGCAACCCCGGCAACAATCAATCCGGCCCCGATGGTTTCAAAAACTGTTGTCAACATGTCACGCATCCAACACACCCCACGGGTCAACAATCTGCGGTTCAGAACTAGGGCGCAAATCCGTAGACACATGCCCAAACAATGCGAGTGTTGCAGCAACCAAAGGCGAAACATCAACCGTGGTGTCACGACGATGCCACGCCCACGCATCACCCAACGCCCTACGTTTGGCACCTGCCACCGCAGCGGTCAAAGGGGTTTGATCAATGTGCCGCAACTGTTGCGTTTTCACTGTGTCAAAAAATCTGCCGCAACCTGTAACCATCTGCCGGGTACTGATTTCAGTGACCGTGACACCTAGCGCGCGTAGTTCCCCGACAAGGGAACCGGCTGCACCAACCGGGTCAATGATCACATTGCGGTATTTGCTGGCCCGGTCATCAGCGGCAAACCAATCCAACACCCAACTAGTACCGGGACGGTTGCCAATAACTTCCACATGAGCGAGGCCATCAGACCGCAACCCGGCTGCACACAACGATGACATGGAACGTGAAGGTGTCACATCCAACGCCAACGTTGGTTCATCATCAATGCGGGAACGCCGGTCAATGCAACCCAACCAATCAAGTTCAGCAATCACCTGCCACGGTGCCGTTGCACTGCGGTCCTGTCGCTGATTCAAATACGCCCGCCGGAATTCCGGTTCACGCATAGATTCAAAATCGGAACGGATCGCAGCAACCGGAACAGTGATACCCAACGCAGGCATGCACGCAGCCCAAACGTTTTCATCAGCAATGTCCACATCATCAGGTGCAGACCATTCAAAAAAAGCAACTGACGATGTTTGCCCCGCTTGCGCGCGCATACGTCCATCATCAATTTTGTCATTCAGATACAAAGAATCGTTGGTGCCTGCGGTAGACACAATCCACAACTGTGGTTGCTTGCGTGTCACCATCGCAGGTTTCATGGCCTGTTCCAACCGGTCATCCTGCAACGCAAACGCCTCATCGATGACACCCAAATCAAGTTGTGCGCCATGCCCTGCCGATTCAGTAGTTGCCAGCAGAGACCACAGGGAACCGTTCGCCCATCGGATCGCCTCACTGCCATTGGTGCGGCGCACCTGCATTTGCGAGGCAAACGGCGAACGCTCCAAAACAGGGACGTGTTCATCCTCCCATTTCAACCGGGCATCCTTGCCGGTCTGTGCCGTGTACGCGACACGCTGCCGGTCACCCATCGCAATGCAACGGTGAGCCATCGCCGCCAACATCAACGTTGTTTTTCCTGACTGGCGCGGAACCGTCAACCGCACCTCACGATAAGCCAACCGCAATTCACCGGTGGCAGGGTCAGGTTCCAATTCAAACGCCACATCAACAATGTGACGCTGCCACGGCATCAACGGTGTACCCAACAAATCAGCAACCTGAGCAACACGCGGCCCCAACGTGGGCCTGTCCGTTCTACGGGTTGACCAACGGGGCTGACAACTCAGCGAGGATTCGGCCCAATTCATCAGATGGTTCACCATTGCGTGTTTCCAGTTCTGACAGCGTTGCCCGTAGTTCACGCGAAATGGCCGCTGTAGCCATACCCGCATCAGCATCCAACGCAGCGGCGAGCGTGACCGCCAACCTGCCCAACGCATCCGATGCAATGGAAACTTCCAACTGCTTCAATGTGGCACGCACCGCTTTTTCATTCGGACCCATCAGGCCATGCGCCTTTCAAATCAAACGTGAGGCCCCTAGATTGCCCTGTGATGCGTTCAAACATCCTTTTGGCACCTCCCCCCATATTGGCCGGGGGGGGAACGTAGAGGGGCATCGGGGTATCTCTGGTGCGGATTACAGAAAAACGGGGTGGCGGGGGGGTCACCATGTCCGTGATGCAGGCATGTTGCGCATTCCGTCAACGGGTTTGGTTCCGCGACGGCTGTTGCATGACCGGTGCGCTGGCATCATGTTGCTTGTGTCCTCACCCATGTGGGGTGCAATTGATAGCGGCACGATGTGGTCAATTGTGTCTGCGCCGGGTTGTCCGCATAGCCAACAGATGTTGTTGGTTTCTAGTATGCGTTTGCGTTGTGTCTGAAATTTGCGGGTGGATCTGCCGTGATATTTGTTTGGCATGTGTTCAC